TCGTCGTCATCATCATCTTCATCGTCATGAACATGCTCTTCAACATCTTCGTTCTTTGACTTACGTTTACTGAAATTCAATGACATTGGTTCCTCTCTTTGTCAATTATAGTATAACCAATCTATTACTTGTTGGCAAGTTCTTCTTTTTGTGCCTTAAACATTTCGTTGATATGCTTGACTGCACCGTTCCAATTTGTAAAAGGAAGGTACTTTTGTTTGTATGCATCTGGATAGTTGTTTACCAGAGTTACAATAACTTTTTCTCTCCACATCCTAAATGATCTTTCGTGGATCATAATATAATGTTCAATATCGTTCTCGGACATACCTTTTTCTTTAAGAATTAGTCTTTTACTTTCTAAAACAAATTGAATATCCTGCTCTGCCAATACAAGAGCAAGCAACAAATCATTTGTTACTTTTTCTACTGCTTTACCCAAAACACCAAATTCCAAAGCAGAAGAAAATACTTTATGGAATAAAATGCCTGCAACAAACCATAAAATACCAGATAAAATTGTCATGCTGTTCCTTATGAAATAAAAGGGCCATGTTATTTCTAACATGGCCCCGAATACATGGCAAATATTCTATTAAACTATTCTGCGGATAACACGTTTGAGGACTTCGTTTATTATTTCATCATCAGTTACTAAGTCCACATTGTCGAAAGCCAAAGACTCTTTCATTTTGTGCTTTAGATCACCCCCTTTAAGGTTATGAGTCTTTTTGGTGGCTTTCTTGTCTTTTTTATCGTGTTTGGCCTCTTGGAGTTCATCCTCCATTTCGCCTTCTTCTTCCTCACCTTCCTCATCTTCCATATCGACTTCTTCTTCATCGCTGGCGAGGTCCATATCTAAATCCATATCTTCTTCTTCGTCGGCCTCTTCGGCACCTTCAAGTTCAGCCATAACTTGTGGTAATACTTCTTTTAATGCATCTCTAAGAACGGCCTTGAAATCATCTGCGCCACCCTCAAAATCTGCTTCGGTTGATGGTGCTTCTGGTTCCATATCCATATCATCGGCTTCCATGCCTGTTCCCATATCGTCACCTGTATCGGAGGGACCGGCATCGGCTGCTTCATCTTCGCCCATATCACCAGTACCTTCAAGACCAGTATATGTTTCATTTAATACACTTTTCTTAAAATTATCAATCTTATCTTGTTTGATATTTGCAAGTTTCATAAAGTTAGAAACTTGGTTTTCTGTGAGTAATGTTTTCTTTGCCATGTAATTGAACTCCTACGAAATTAAATAGTAAGTATTTTACAAAAAACCTAATTTTCTTTTTCAATAATATCAAAAATATTACTAATATCTTGTTCCGAGAACAAAAACTCTTCTAATTCTTGCGCTTTAGTAATTAGTTTTTGTTTTCTTTCAAGTCTTGCTCTAGTTCTAATATTACCTCTTTCAAGTCTTTTTTTATTCATCCAAGCGTTAAATTCTGGATCATCATCAAGATAAGCATCGATAACATCCCTTAAAAAGTCTGCTTGTCGTTTATATCCATCTTGAAAAAGTTTAACAATTAGTTCTGCCTGTTTTTGTCTTTCAATCCAAAACCTAAATCTTTTCCAATCCATTAGTGATTTCTTTCAAGAATATGTGTTCTACTTTCACCGATACTTGCACCAGATTGTCGAACAAATTGTGCTTTTGCCCAATATTCATTTATAGTTCTGGCTCCACTATATGAAAATGCAGAACGAATACCGTTTTCAAGTTGTTCAATAATGTCAAATGTTGGACCTTTATATGGTACGGTTGTTGAAATACCTTCAAGAGAAGATGATTTACCACGCCAATCTATTTGTGCATCTTTGGATGCCATACCACGATATACTTTACGTCTTTCTCCAGTTTCGGACAAAATAATTTTACCGGGTGTACAATCAGTTCCCGCAAGAATAGAGCCAATCATTGCAAAGTCTGCTCTTGCTGCAAGTGCTTTTGCTATATCTCCACTATTCTTTATTCCACCATCAGCAATAATTGCAACATTGTGTTGGGTTCTGGCGCAATCTATAATTGATTCCAATGAAGGAACACCATGACCAGTTTGTATACGAGTAGAGCAAATGCTGCCCCCGCCAATACCAACGCGAATAGAATCAACTCCCCAACCAGCCAAACGATCAAATCCGTCAAGCGTTGCAACATTACCTGCCATGATGTGCGGTGCCTCGCCAAGTTTACTCCTTAGTTGCTGGGTTGCTCGTTGCATAAGGATATGATCTCCATGTGCAACATCGATACATAGAATTTTTGCTCCTAAAGTAACTAGTTGCGTCGCACGTTCAAGGTAATCTCCACTTACACCAATTGCAAAACCAACCTTTTCTCCAGCAACATTTTCTAAAATTGTTTCTGCCATTTGTGATTGTTTTTCAATTGTGTTGTATCGATGAACAATACCAAGACCTCCCATGCGAGCCATAGCAATAGCCATTTTTTCTTCACAAATGGTGTCCATAGGTGAAGCAATAATTGGAAGATTAAATTTAAGATTTCTGTTTTGGTCTAACCAATTACCAATTTCAACTTCTCTTCTTGATTCAATGTCCGAGTATTGTGGAACAAGTAGAACATCATCATAAGTTAGGGTTTCCTTGAACATTATTACCTCTTATTAAAAGAATCTAAAAAATCTGCCATATCATAAAGTGAATAACCAGAATCTGGATCTGGGTTTTGTGGATATGGTATTTCTTTTCTACTGTCTTTGTCAACAATAAAAACAGTTGGCACACCAGATACCTTAAAAAACTTAAACATTTTTCTTGAGTTGTTTGCATTGCACTCAGCAAATTCATAATCATTAAACATCATAGAAAGTTGCTCATATACGGGTTTTAACCCAGAACATAAATGACAAGTGGGATTATAAAATTTAATTACAATTGGTTTATCACAACTTTTTAATACAGTAGAAAAGTTTTGATCATTTATTTGTTTTATTTTCATATTGTTGAATTAGCCTTTCCACATACCATTTTGCTTTTTGCAAATCTTGAAGTGGTTTACCTTTATATTTATATCTTGAAAGATATTTAATAGCATTACCAGCACAGAATTCTTCACCCCATCCTAAATCTTCAATATAATCAATTACTTCAATTGAGCCTTGATTGTAATGATCTGGATGATTTACTTGTTCTTTTGGTGTATCCATTAGTTTTCCTTCACCAAATCTTCTGCCCATGCTTGAACATCTTGTCTACACTCTGGACAGTATAGTTTTACTTCTTGGCGTTCGTTAAACACCATAACAGTCCAAGTTTGTGCATGTTCTCTACTCTTTCTGTCAAATGGCTTTGAGCATCCAATACACTTATCACCCATTTTTCCAAAGAGTAATAACTTTTCTTGAAGAACAGGATTTTCTCCATTTTTCTCAGCCTCCCTTCTTTGTTTTCTATTCATAGATTAGTCCTTCTACATTGTGTGGGTTTGATGAATAATAAATTTCTTCTAGTGAATCGCATTTATCTTTACAAGTTTGTGTAATGAAACTTTGCATATCACTCAAATTACTAAATTCAATCAAAGAACGGTCATAATATAACTTAAAGTGACCCGTCTGTTCAAGTATATCACACTTATTTACAATTAGATGTGTTGCTCCACCAATTTGTACTGCTTCAACAAGTTTGTCTAGATTAAGCCAATTTACTTTACGTCTGCGACCTGTTGTTACCCCATATTCTTTTCCTGCATCTGCAATAGAAAGAAGTTTTGGATTCTCAAGTAGACAGGATGGAAACAATGGATCTTCGCCAGAACGTGTATCATAAATTTTTGCAGAAGCATAAATGTTTCTAATTTTCTTTGGACCAAAGCCAAGAGAACAAGCAGCATATGGCAAAGTCTCCGAGGATGTTACAAATGGATAATTGCCATAATTGATATCTAAATGAAATCCTTGTGCTCCTTCACACAAAACATTGCCATGCAACTTATCACGAAAGATAAACTTTTGATCTAACTTAGAGTCTTGAACAAGTAAACCAGTTCTACCATACTTATCACGATATGCTGGTGCAATACCTTGTGAGGTTGTTCCCATCCTTTCTGCATAACGTTGTTTATCTTCTTCAATGTGTTTGCCTGTAACAATATGGCATTTTGGATGTACTTTTACTAATGAAGTATCAATACCTCCTGCTTCAAGTTCTGCAATTTCTTTATAAAATGATTCAATATTTAGTACACAATTGGGACCGATAAGAGAAGTAATGTTAAAGAATACGCCACTAGGAACAATATGTGTAGCGAACTTCCTGCCTTCATGATAAATGGTGTGTCCCGCATTTGATCCTCCTGCCCATCGGGCTACAAAATCATAATAGTTTGTTCCATCTGGGTTTTTCCTATTTGCAAGGAAATGTGAAACTTTACCTTTGCCTTCATCACCCCATGATGCGCCATAAACTATATCAACATTATTGACTTTATCCATTTTATCCTCTTTAGATTTCTCTGCCTTTACAATCCATCCTACCATACTTTGGTGGGACATACAATGTGTCCCCTCCAAATACCACAACCATTGATGGAAATGGTGCTGAATTTGCAGAACCACCAAACTTTAATCTACCTTTAATAAAAAAGATTTGATTTGCTTTAGTGCAATAATCATGGAAAAACTTAGTATCAGTTCTTGCAGCAACAAGCATAACGACAGTTGTGTTTGGCTTTTTACTTTCTTTAAGTGCTTTTTCAACCCATACTTTTACATTAGAATAGGGAGGATTTACATATACTGTATTTCCTCCCCAATCTTGTGAAAGTCCATCATCTTGTTGTGTAAAAAACTTAGAACATTTAGTGTTTTGTGCAGTTGCACATGGATCAAGAGTAAAATTATAACTTTTATTTAGACCATCATAAAAGTCCTGCGATGTTGACCACTCATCCTTCTGTGAGGAAAACATTAGATTTTGAGTTTTTGCGTTCACTATATTTCCTTTCTGTGTCAGTTAAATTTTCAACAAATTCCCAATCATAATAAGTATTTAGTTTATGAGCCCCAAGTGGCAAAACGTGAAAAACTGCATACATATCACTATCATCTTCACACATATCTTCGCCATGATTACGGAAATCATAGTAATGATTTATGTAAACACCATATACAATTGTGTTGTCTGGATAAACTTGGAACTTTATTACGTCACCAACTTTAACGTCCCGTGGAGCCGAACCCGTTGGAATTTCTATTCGTTTCATTTAATTCCTCAACAAATTGAAAATCATCAATTGAAATGCGTTCTGGAATTGCTTGTGCAATTCTGTCACCTTTATTAAAGGTAAAGGCAAGATTAGAAGTGTTGTGAAGAACAACTTTCCACTCACCACGATAAGATGAGTCAATTACACCAGCAAGAACATCAATACCGTTTTTTACAGCAAGTCCGGAACGAGGGGCAACACGCATATAATATTCTGGGTTAAATGATGTAGAAATACCTACAGATATTGCTGCTCTTTGTCCGCCAAGAAGAATTCCTTCTTCGGCAGCATAAAGGTCAATTCCAGCATTTCCAAACTCTCTTTGTTTTAGATCGACAAAGTTTTCAAGTTTTTTGACTTTAAGATTAAGGCTCATGTTTTTCCTTTGCTTGTTTCAATTTAACAAGTTCTTCTATACTTTCAAGCCAATCAGTAGAGATTTCTATTTCTTTATTATCATCTTCAATGGGCCAACCACGCTTTGACCAATCTTCAATCATGGCTCTCCAAGTTTTAATTGGGATTTCAATCTTAACAGATTTATTGGTTGCCTCAAAATTTACGTTATAGATATCAAGATGCACATTAGAAACATCAAATATCTCTTGATATAGATGATATTGTGAATCATGCGAAATAGTAAACTTTGTGCTCATTACAACTCCGTTATTGTTGTAGCCGAACCTCTCCAATCAATTTGACAAATTGGAGCAAAGTAGTTTTCATTATCAATATTTCTTGTATCTGTCCAATACAAGTAGCCTCCAACATAAACATTTACAGTAACGTTATTTTCTCCAATATAAGCAGAGCCGGGATAATCATGAACAAATACGGTATATGCTCCACCAACTGGATAATCAATATTTATGTTTTCTGGACCTGTGCCGGGAATATCATCAAGGTCTAAAATAGGATCATCATCTGTAACACCTCTTACACCCCAATCAAGCATACCTGTGGTGCAATTAGCATAGTAACAATCACTATTAGTTCCAAGAACACCAGAGGGCTTTAGTAAATGCAAATCCATATCATCACCAGAGTTTGTCCAGAACATTTCAATCCAAAGACCATCTCCCGCATTTGCAGTTAAAGTTGTAACACAAGGCTCGGATACTTGTCCAATATCGTTTGTTACAATAAGTTGTGCTACATAATCTCCAGCCAAATCTGGTGTGAAATTTCTTACATTTGGAGAAATAGATGAAATAGTAGCAGTAGAACCAGCAGGAGAAGAAAGCAAAGTCCACTCAAATCCAATAATGCTTTGTCCATTTGTATCGTATGAGGTATTTCCAATCCACTCTGCTGTGCCATAAATTGCATCAACAACTGATGGTGTAACCGAACAAACGGCAATAGGCTCACCAATAAATGGAGGACTACTATCACCTGTTTCATCTGGTGCTGTATCTTGTGTATCTCCGCTGTCGATGACAACGCTAGTGTCCGTATCTATTGTATCTTTTGGTTTTACATTTACGTTATTCTCTAATACACAAGCAAATAAAAAAGTAAGCATGATTTTTCCCTTATAATAAATAGTTATGCTGCTTGCTTATGAAGTTGCAAATACTTCATTACAGCGAGTTCTTTCATTTTTGCTTCAATCATAATATCAACATCGTGACCATAAGTGTCAATATATTTGTAAACAAAATCGGAGTGTGCTTGTGCAGGACACCTAATCTTTTGCTCTTCGCAACGGGACTCGGAGTAATGAACAACTGGCTTTACATTACCCCAAGTAGATACGGCAATAGCAAGTGCATCAGCATGAGGCATTGAATTATTATTAAGTGTATGATGGTGGTAATCAAATACAATTGGAATTGAGGTTCTCTTATAAATTGAGTTATAGAGTTCTTCAGTTGTGTAAAGCGATGGTTTATCGTCATTTTCAAGTGTGAACCTTCCTTTGATATTATCTGGGAGCAACTCAAAGTTTCTTAGAAACTGCTCAATTGCAGCAGGCTTATTCTTGTATGTTGCTCCAACATGAATATTGATCTTGTTGTAATGTGTATTAGAAAGTCCCATAAGATCCATGATATCTGCATGAACCTTTAGGTCTTTGATTGTATTGGTAGTTACTCGGTCATTTGACGAAGTTAGTTTGTTGAAAGGACCGGGATGAAATGTAAGTCGTTGGTTATTTGCTTTTGCCCAATCTCCACACTTTTTAAGGATTGTGGAAATTTGTTCAATATTTGGTAGGTTGTAAATGCCATACTCGGATGCCCAAGGAAACATATCGGAGGACATACGATAGAAATTAAATCCGTTCTGTGTATTCCAAACAAGGATTTTGTACAGGTCTTGCACGTTCAATAGAGCAAGTTCGGCAGCATAATTGATGCCACGGTCCTTGAACGTCTTTTGGATCATTGTTCTATTGGTTGTAACACGCTTTTTTGCAGGAACGTTAGAAAGTCCAAGATTGATGCACGCATAACCAAAGTTTACAGGCAAAAGAAAAACCCCGTGAGTACATTTACTATACTACACGGGGCTTCAGGGGTCAAGATGTTTGTATAAAAAGTTTTATTCTGCTCTAACAGGCAAACCAATATCTTTATCAACACCTAATTCCTTAAATAAAGACATTATTCTATTTGGTGTTTGTTCGTGATATTCACCCGCTTTCAAGCGTTGATAGTTTTGAGGAGATAGATAATAATATTTATCTTGATAGGCAAAAGAATAAGCACCATTATTGTATCCATGCCCTGTTTTGCCTTTGGCAAGACTGTTTAAGTCTGGTATTTGTATAAACCCAAGATTTCTTAAATTATCTAATGGTTGTGCAAAACTCATTTCTTTAATAAGTTCTTCTTTGATTATTTTACGAAGCATATTTTCAGTAATTTTTGTTGTCTTACTTTCACCAATCATGCTTTTAATAGGTAATCTAGGATTTTCTTTTATTTCCAATTTATCGAACAAAGAGTAAATTTGTTTTAATTGTGCTTGTTGTTCACTTTCTGGTAGTTTTTTGCGTGTAAATCCATCTTCATCTTTAGCAAAAAAATCTAAGTAATAGTATCTGTTTTTGTGAATAAAAGCAAATTGGTCTTTATCGTTTTTATTAAACAAACTTTTGTGTAGAAACACCATCAATTCACTTGCTGGGTTTGTAACGATATTACGGACTTCTCTAAAACCTAAGTTTAACAAATGTTCTAATGGTGTTACATTTGCCTCTACTTCTGCTTTTCTTGCTAATTCGTCAGTTTCTTCATTTATAATTCTACGAAGAACAGATTTTGTAAGTTTCATAATATAATTCCTTTACTTCTATAAATAGCGAGAATCAAAAATAACGTTCCATTTTTGTTCTAAAGTATACATAATTCCAGAATGTAATTGGTTTGTATTGTCTTCAAGCCAATCTTGGTCTACCCATTTATAATCATCATTTTCCCAATCTAATATAATTGGTTTTGACTCAAATTCATCTGTAACTTTTATAATGAAAGTTGTATATTTAAAACCATCTTCATCATCTTGGTAAATAGTTTTATCTATTACATCGTATTTATCCAATGACAAACCACACTCTTCTTTTAGTTCACGAATAGCAGAATTAAGCGGCGTTTCTCGTCCATCGATGGCACCGCCGGGAATTCCCCAAGTTCTGCCTTCTGTTACTTTTTCGGAGCGTAGTAATAACAAAACACGCTCACCTGTAGTAAGCAAAACGCCACTTGCCTTCTTTCCCCAATGACCTTTGTTGGTATATTCTGTTTCCTTTAAGACTTCTTTGATTAAAGAAATTAAATGGCGTTTTGTTAGTTTCATATGATTATATAGTCTTATGCTAATAATTTTAGTTGATGTTTCAAGGAACGAACAGAAAATCCCCAAGTATCGTCGTGATCTGGTTTTCCCATGTATGGTTTGTGTAACATGATTACATCACCATCTTTAATACCCCAACATTTAATTTGAGTTTCTGTATTTGTATCATCGATGGTATTTACAATCCAATATTCTTTACCAGTTGAAGTTTTACGTTTGATAATTTCTTTTGGAATAAACCAGACAAGACCAAGTTCTGGATCAAACTCGGAGATTGGTGGAACCATCTTTTCTTGTAGTCTATTTAGGATCTCTGTTGGTGCAACAAGATTGATTGGATAAACACCAGTAAGTTCAGTTAGGTACTGGATCTTTTCCTCTTGCGAGAAATCACCTTCGGGGGCATAAGTCTTGATATTTTCATCAAGGTCTTTTTGCTTACGAGGACGATCTACAGCAACAGCAGACCAGAAATGCTTACCACCTGTAAATCTCTTGTCGATAAGACAACTCATAGCACCAGAACGACAAAGAACATCAAGTGCCTTTTTGTTCAGTTTGCTATATGACATTTTATCGTTGAACAAGAATTCTTCAATTGTCTTAAATGGGCGATTATTGGTGATTTGTAGAATTGCAACCTCGCCAAGTCCTTTGATTGAAGTCAAAGGTTGAATAAGTGTAGAACCATCCTCACTAATTTCCCACTCAGTTCCAGAAGTATTTACATTAAGAGTTTCAATATTAAACCCATGTGACTTAGCAATATTGATTGCTTTTTCCTTGTCTTTGTCGTTTTCTTTGTCAAGGAAACTAGCCATCCACTCAGCCTTATAATAAGTTGCTAGCCACGCACATTGGTACGATAGAATTGAATAGCAAACGGCGTGAGACTTATTGAAACCGTAACCCGAAAAGTACTCAAAAGTTTCCCAAAGTTTCTGTGCATCATTGGCCTTAATACCCTTTTCCACACAACCTTCGACAAACTTGTGATGAATTTTGTCTTTTTCCTCAAAACCCTTTCCTGTTCCTTTCTTCGTTAGAAGTTTGCGAAGTTTATTACCTTCATCAAGGTCCAAGTCCTTTCCAAGTTTGTGAGCAAGAAGGGCAATTTGTTCTTGGAAGATAAGGAACCCATAAGTATCTTGCGTAACTTGCTTTGCGATAGGATGAATATACTTGATAAGTTGTGGTGCTTCCTTTGCAACTACATAGTCTTTATCTACGTTAGCAGACAAAGGACCGGGACGATAAATCGAAGTGATAGCAGAAAGGTCGATAATATTATTTGGCTTTACCTTTTTGCAAAACTCTTGTGCTCCACGTTCTGTAAACTGGAAGATACCAGCCCAATTTCCCTTGTGGAAGATATTCTTGTAAACTTTCTTATCGCTCAAGTCCATTTTGTCTGGATGTAGTTTATCGTTATAGAACTTCTTTACATCGTCAAAGGTTGGATCTTTGATGTTGTAATGACGCTTTAGAACGTGACGAATTGCACCTTCAATCATACGAAGAGAAGCAATACCAAGAATATCAAACTTGATAAACCCCATTGGCTCCAAATGACGAACATTTTGTCCTTCTGCCCAAGGAGTTTGACGAACGCCGTCCGAGTTGATTAGTGGCATATGAACGTCAAGATTTTCACCCACGACCACGCCACCAGCATGGCGGGAACACGACCTTACCTGTCCATAAAGCATATCAATGTGATTTGCAATATGTGGATACTTCTTCAAGAACGATTGAAGTGTTGGTGAATATTCTTTTACTTCCTCAAATGTTGGAGTATAAACGCCAGCCTTAATTCCATGTGCTTTTTTGGCAGCAGGAGTTGCCTCAAACATCATCTTGCCAGTTACTTCGTTTACTTCCTTAAATGGAATATTATAGAACTTGCTAATGTCTTTAACAAGTGACTTAAGTTGTAGAGTATTCCAGTTAGAAATTGGAACTACGGTAGTATCACCCCACTCCTTAATTAGAATATCCTTTAATGTCATTGGATCGGATACGTCGTAGTCAATATCTGGAAATCCATCTTGGTTTTTAGTCATGAAACGCTCAAAGAGAAGTTCATGCTTGATAGGATCAACCTGTGTAATTCCAAGAACATATGACACAAGCGAACCAGCAGCAGAACCACGACCAGCACCAACAAGTTGAATTTGCTGTGCTTTGTCACTAATTGCTTTCATGGTAAGGAAATACTTGCTAAATCCTCGTTCTTCAATAACTGAAAGTTCTTGCTTGATACGATCAATATACTTTTTATTCTCATGCAGATTAAGAGAACGCAAACCATCAAATGCATAATTTGAGAGTGCTTCGGCAGCAGTATATCCAGCAGGAACAACAAATTCTGGCAGACGAACTTGGTTATCTGGCATGAAAGTTTCGATGCGTTCGTGAGCAATCTTATATGTATCTGTAATTGTTTGCATAATTACATCATCATCATAAGTAAATCCGCAAGAAGCAGAATACTTTTTGTAAGATTGCCAAACTTGTTCGCCGTTCTTTGGATATAGTTCATATCCAATCTCATCTACGCCAGCAGGAAGTTCACCTTCCTTTTCTGCCCAATCTGGTCTTCCTTTTCCAAGCCAACCAAGACGCTTGTAAAGTTCACGGTCCTTCCATGCATCTGGGTTTGGATAATGACTATCACAAGTTGTAACAACACCAATACCAAATTCATCCTTCATACGAAGAACATATTGATTTAGTTCATGTTGTTCTTTGATGTTGTTCCATTGAACCTCGCCATACCATCGATCACCGAAAATAGCAACCATACGCTTGGTTGTATCACGGAAAGCAGCAAGAACGGCTTCTTCACCCTTATCACGATTTTCCCAATAACAACCGGCATACACACCACCAAGACAAGCAGAAAGTGCAATTACACCTTCGTTATACTTCTCTAGAAGAGAATAATCAATACGAGGATAACGATAAAAGTTTTCGTTTTTGTATGACTGTGAAATAAGTTTGAAAACATTGTTTAGACCCTTTTGATTTTGTGCAAGAAGAACCAAATGACGACGACGATTTAGAATAGACTTAATCTCTTTCTTCGATGCATTTTCATCTTCAATAGTTGCACCAGAAACTGCTTCATCTGCACTCTTCTTTTCGGCTTGAATACGCTCATATTCAACACGCCAATCTTCAATAGATGGAATAAAATAGGCTTCACAACCAAAAATAGGCTTGAAATTCTTGCCTTCCTTGTGCATTTTCTTAGCATGTAGAACTTGCCAAGAAAGACCGTTCATATTGCCGTGATCTGTAAGTGCCAAAGCATCAGCACCATTAGAATAAGCAAAATCCATGTGCTCGTCTGGTTTTCCAAGACCATCAAATATACTGCCGACACCAGAGTGTGCGTGAAGTCCAACGAACGGAATATTATTCATTTTTATTACCCATAGTGTTAGTTATTTTTTT